GGGAAACAATGCGCCAACCAGCGGCTTGATAATTGCTTGGCGAATAGCGATCCGGGTGATATCGGCAATAATTGAACGCGCCAAATCTGCAAAATTTGCTTTTCCGGTCATTACAAAATCAGTCAAGGCGTCTTCCATGCCCTTGAACGCACCAATCACCACGTCAGCAGTTTGACCGCCAAAGTCAGCCAGGCTCTCTTTGTATTCGTCGATTTTGTCTTGGAATGATTCTTTGAAGCTCTTGCCCTGTTCTTGAGTTGCAGCAACCAGCTCTTTAATTTTGGCGATCTGCTCATCGGTCAAGCCAGGCAGGCGCTTAAGAATTGCTTCAACCTGATGCTTGATTTCAAGCTGCTTTGCCTCTTCGCCAGTGATGATCCCGGCTTTTAGCTTTAAGTCTTCAACTGTGCGGTTGTAGTTGTCCTGCAGCTCTTGACGGTTCAGGAAGTCTTGAGCAACAGCTCGGCCAATTTGCTCGGCGTAGTCAAGCTGGGTTAGCAATAGATTATTGGCCAGCTCAGCCTCGGCCAATTCGCGCGCCCGAACGCCCATCTTTTGCTGGTCAAGATCAGCCAAGCTCGCCTCGTATTGAAGTTCAGCGATTAACAGCTCATTGCCGGTCTGCTTAGCAGCAAGCAGCCTCAGCCCGGCATCCAGTTGGAACTGAGTGATTTCTTTAATTTTCTGCGCGTCGCCGCCGCCACCAGCTGGCCTTGGCTTTGGCCGTGCAGCTTCTTCTCTTGCTCTAACGCCAGCAATGATTTCAGGCGTCAGCTCAGGACCCATTGGGCGGACCAATGATTTCTGCTGACCTCGAGGGCCTTGGCCAATAGCAGGAACACCACCCGCCGACTGACCGATCAAAGCAAAAACTGTATTCCAGTCAGTATTTTTGACGATATCGCTCAAGAATTTGACCGCGCTGGTCAGCATCCTGACGCCTTCAATAATTGCAGGCAGCGCCACATCAGCTGCGGCAATTTTCAAATCCTCAACAGCGTTCTTCAGGTTCTTGAATTGCTGCTCTGGACCCTTTAAGGCCTCCTTTAGTCGATCCGATCCATCGCGCTCAATCGACTTAAGGGCAGCGATCACAATGTCGCTAGTGATCTTGCCCTCTTTCGCCAGATCTCTAATCTGACCAACGCCGACGCCCATTTCTTTGGCGATGGCCTGAACAACAGCAGGCGTCTGCTCGAAAACGCTATTCAGCTCTTCACCGCGCAGCACCCCGGTGCCCAGGCCTTGGCTCAACTGCAGGAACGCTGCGCTGGCCTCTTGCGCCGTGGTGCCACTCAGTTTGGCTGCAGTATTGAAGCCATTGAAAACGCTTCTGATCTCAGACAGCGAAAGGCCAATAGGACGCAAACGCGCATAGATCTGAGCAAACTGCTGATTTGCTTCGGTCTGGCTTAAGCCAAATTTCTGAGCCGCAGCAGTGGCCGCAAATTGAACCTGGGTAAAAGAGTCAAAACCCAAACTCAAGCTGCGCAGCCGGCGCTCTGATTCAGTGAAGGAAACGCCAGCATCGGTGATTGATTTGGTCAGTATGCCGACGCCAGCAGCTGCAGCAGTAAAAGCAGCAATCCGCCCGCGCATGGCGCTGATCCGGCCAAACAAGCCGCCACCAGCTCCACCGCTTGCGTCTGCCTCTTTTGATGTCTGCCGCAGCTTGACCTGCAGCTGGTCGATCTCGCGGCCCAGGCGCTTGTAGGCGTTGCTGTTGAGATCAACCCGGTCCCGCAGCGTGGTCAGTGCAGCAATATGCTGCCGAATGCCCGCCGTAGTATTTCCAGCCTCCCGCGCCATGCGGTTGATCTGGATATTCATCTGGCCCAGTTGGGCCTTGCTTAAGCTTGCAGTGGTCTCTAAACCCTTCAGATTGCGGCTGAACGCGCTGATCTGATTGGCGCCATCAACGTTGACTTTTAGGCGGAAAGCAGCGTCGCGGTTCAGTGTCATGGCTAGCTGGATTTGTTGAGCTTGCTCATCGCTGCCGCTTCCATGACCTGCAGGCCCTCCAGTAGCTCGCGCGGCTGTTCTACTGAATACAGCTTAAACAGCCATTCGGCCGCTGTATAGTCCAAACCCGTTAATCCACCAGTACTCGTGCGCCATTGCGTTTGCAGGCGCAGGAACATTTGCACGGTGTCCCAGTTGCTCTCCCAAACCTGAAAATTCTCTTCAGGCGGAGGTGGCAAGTCCGGGATCTCAATGCCCATGGCCGCGGCATCGTCGGCGACCTCATCAATGACGCCGCCGGTTGCCCAATGCTCTGCGGCCTCGGCTAGTTTTTTCGCTTGGCTCCGTTCAGGCTGTCGAAATAAGCCATCACGATGGCGCCAGCCAGCATGGGCACTTCGAGCAGCTCAGCCATGCTTTTCTGACTGAAGGGCACCTCTTTGCCCTCGTCGTCAGTAACGCCAGACCAGCCCACCAGCACCTCAGAGGCCACTTCTAAGGCGGTCAGCTCTTCCGTGCCGATGCCATCAGTGATCTCTTGGATGCGAGTTTGAGACAGGTGCTTAAATTCGCAATCAAAAGTCTGGCGCTCATGCCGGCCGCCATCGACGGGGACGTCGAAATTGACGGGCCAGGAATAAGAGCCAGACCGCTTAAGGACAAACGCCAAGGTTTAGGTGTAGGCGAGACTCATCTCATCATTGCCCGAATTGGTCGGAACGGCAATGAACGGCATCTGCAGCATCTGGATGCCATCCTGATCTGAATAGCTCAGGTTGCCCAGATCGCTCTGCGCGGTGGTCATCGTGACGATGTTGCCGCCAGTGCTTCCGTGCTGGAAAGTGATCGAGCCGGTGCTGGATCCAGTGGCAGCGGTGAAGAAGTCTTTGTCCGCAATGGTCGGAGCTTCGATCACCACAGTGCCGCTGGGGGCGCGATCCACCACCAAAATCTCCTTGCTGCCGCCCACGAGTTCGCGGTAGACAACCGAGTTGGCGATGTTGAAGTTGTAGGACTGCATCACACCGCTGAACCCGAAGGCTGAGAAGCTGGTGGTGTTGCCCTGCTTAAACAGCAGCGGGGTGGCCTGGTTGCTGTAGGTCGGGGTCGGCAGAGTCTCGTCGGTCGGTGCGTTATAGATCCCGGTCATCGAGAAGCTGATGACAGGAATGCCGCCAACCTCACCAGACAGCTCAAAGCTGCCGCGGCAGCCAGTGACCTTGTGGCGAATGCCGTCCTGGTGGTAATAGATCGTGGCGCTTTCGAATCCGCTGGATTCGGGCGCATAGGTCACGCTGGTGTCGGCTACCACGGTCTCGCTGAGGCCGCAGCTGCGGAGCAGCGGGCCATAGGCCGGAGCAGTGCCAGCAGCGCCGGAGCCGGCCAGCTCAACCTCAAACGTCACCTCGACGCGGGTTTGTGCCAGCAGCTGGTCAGCTTGGCCCATGTAAGGGCGAACCAGATCGCGGTTGACGGTATCAGCCACCAAAGGCTGAATGTCAAGATTGCGGACCAGGATCGCGTTACTGGCGCCGCTTGGAGTCGGATCGGTTCCGTAGGTGCTTTCGATCTTCGCCAACAGCAGACGCCGGCGGGTCAGAACTGATGCCATCGGTGGCTACCTCTGGTTGGGGTTGAGGGGCCGGCTGAGTCCGCTCGACGAGCTTTCGCTTGCCGGTTTTTTGATCCAGGAGGTAACTGCCTCCTAAACCTTGGTTTTCATCCATCATCGTAGCTACTACCCAGTGGTGAGATCTGCAAGCGCCGTGCGATATCGCACAAGGTAATCGCAGGAAATAACGCCAGCAGGTTGGTCGGCTTCGACTAAATCAAAGCTAACCCCGACCGGCTGGATGTCATAAGCATTCCCATCCAATGTCAGATCGGCCATCAGCTTGCTGTGCAAACTCTGAACGGTTGCATCAGCCGTCTGATCTGGGATTGTGCCGCGCACAATGACGCTAATCCTTACGGTAAGGCTCCAATCCAGTTTCGGAAGGCTGGTGTTTTGCTCGGCCGTGTCGCTGATCGGCTCAATCACCAATGCCGGAGACTCGCCCCGCGTTAGCGGTTCCACCCTGCTGCGATAGATCCGCGAGCCAACGCCTGTCGTCTCGGCCAGCGTGCTAGCGATCTCGGCCAGGATGTCTTCGCGGCGCGTCGTCATGCGGATGCCACCTGAACCACCGTGCAGATAATGCCAGGAATGCTCGGATGCGCCGGGCTCACCTCAGCAGGTTCGGCGTGGATGTAGGCGGAGACATTGCTGGTCATCCAAATCAACTCGATGTAGTCACCAGCAACCAGACCGAGCACAAAGTTCACCGTGCCAAGAACATTGCCAGCAAGCCCGCCATGGCTGGAGATAATGCTGAACCGACTGTCGCTAGCAGGCACATCACCAGCGCTGCCGTCGTTGTTCTTGCGCAACCAGACGTTGATGTCGTGGATCGATGAATCGGTATTGCTGAACTGAATTGAAAAGGTGACGCTGTAAATCCCCGGATGATCGACGGTGATTCGGCTGTTTGAAATGACCTTAATGCCACGATTCGCCAGATCTCCTTGGCGCAGGTTGATCGAATAAGCCGTGTTGATCGCCGCGGCCACCTGTGAGGTGTCATCCGAGAACGATCCCCAATAGCCAGGGCAGCCGTGATACGGCAACTTATTCCAAGCCGTCAGGCCATCCCCGATCTTTAGGTTGTCGGTCTCTTTCTCGACGCCAGGTTCTCCTGCCATCAGCACTGGGTTCAGCGCTGACCACTGGCTGCGACTGTTGATCTTGAAGAGACCACTCATGTTCTTTGGATCCCAAGTTGGACAAACTTGCCATCATCGAGCAGCATGGTCTCTCTGACGGTGTAAGCAGTCCCATCCACGGTGATCGAGTCGCCGCGGATGAGACTGCCGAAGTTTGAGGTTCTGGCCGTCAGCGTGTAGTCGGTGGTAAGCACCATCCCATCGCTGACAACCTGGCTGGGCATGTCCAGGATTCCGTTGGCCGTAGTGTCGCCCGCAGTGCAGGAAACACCAAAGTCGGCCAAAAAAACATCCAGATCCTCAGTAATGGCCATGATCAGCCGTACTTCTTAGAACCCAGAGCAACCACGCTCACAGCACCTGCGCCAGTGCCGCCGGCCACGGTCACGCTTGCTTTCACAAAACGCTTCGTGCCGTCGGTGTTGACACTGATCTTTTGGACCAGTGCGGTGTTAGCGGTGGTGGTGGTGAATGCACCGCCGGTCACGTCGGTGTAGGCGCCGCCAGAGGTGTCGGATTCGGTCAGCTTCACCGCGTAGGTGATGCCAGCGCCGCCGGCTTCGGCGTCGAGGATCACGGCGATGTCGCCTTCATACAGCTGCAGATCAACTGCAGATCCGGTGCCGGTGGCGGTAACCACGTCATTAGCCAGAAGGCTCAGCACTGTGGTTTTAGTGCCGAGATTCAGGATGGTCATTGTTTGGCCCTCCGTCGAGGTGTGGGTTTGGGTTGAGGTTCAGCCTTTTGCTGAACCGCTTCAGCGACCTGCTTAGTGGCCGCGACTGCTTTACCAATGCCGATCAGTAGTTTCGCGTCGGAGAGGGAGGCCTCATGGACCTCCCCAACCCGCACAACTTGTCCGGCCAGCATTGTCTGCCTTAGGACTTCAATCAGCATGATCAGAGGGTGTTGTTACCGCGGGAGAAGCTCTCAGGGTGACGAACGGCCACGTCCACATCCTGCAGGGCAACCACACGGACGGTGCCGGAGGTGCTGCCGGTGTAGGGATCAACCATCAGGTCGAGGCCCGAGAAATAGCCGATGATCAGGTCGGCGAAGTTGCCGAACCAGAGATCGCCGGATGCAACCTGGTTGGACAGGATGCCGCGGTAGCCGTTGACCAGATCGCCCTCCATGAGGAACAGGCCGGAGCCGGCATCCTTGGCCTGGGTCTTCAGACCGCCGCGCATTACAGCGTTCATCAGGTAGACAGGCTGGCCGAGCAGAGCGTTGCCGGTGGCGACGTCAGACTCAAGAGCCACAACCTCAGAGAAGGTCGGGGTGTCGGCGGCGAAATCTTCGGTGCCGATGCCGCTGGTGCCGTTCAGACCCAGAGGCTGGTTGGAAGAACCGGAGCCATACAGGCCAACGCGGTCGATCTCAAGAGCGATAACGCGGGCCAGGTCGTTGCGGACCATGTTCTCCACGTCGATGGAGGACTGGATCAGCAGCTTGCGGCTGTAGTCGGTGAAGGCGCCGCAGGTCTTAGGAGTCAGAGCCACCTGGTCGATGGTCTGCTGGCTCTCGGTGGGCGAGCCGGACTCGGCGACCCAGTAAGCAGTGCCAGCGCCGGATTGGCGAGGGATGTTGACGTTGCCGGTCAGGCCGGTCAGCACGGTGGCGCCAGCGGCGTCCAGTGCAGAGGCGTTGCGCAGCAGGTCGATGAAGTTGGCCGAATCCAGTTGGGTCTCGACCAGGTTGCCGCCAGCGGTTGCTGTGCCGACGTTCAGGTCACGGGTCAGCACGTCCATGGGGATCGTGATGCCGCGGGACTGACGGCCCAGCTTGGCTGCAGCAGCTTCAGAGGCCTCGATCTCGAAACCAGCGGCCTCACGGGCAGCACGGTCAGCGGGATTGGCCAGGTAGTTGATGGCGCGGAGGAAAGAGAAGCTGCGGGCCTCTTCTTTGCTCAGGCCGATTTCAGCGGCGCTCATTTGAACGGGTTCCTCTTTGATGTTCAGCTTGTCGAGCACGGCAGCGCGGGCCTCGTCGATAGAACGACCAGACTCCACAAGCTGACGGCCAAGGTCTTCCATGCCGTGTTTGGTGGTCAGGGAAGTGATGTCCGCAATGCGGGCGCGCTCAGCCTCGGCGGCTTCGGCCCGCACCACGGCCAGATCGGGGGTGGTGTTTTCCATTGAAGGAATGGGATCGGGTGTAGGTGCTGCCGGAGCAGCCTCTGTTTCAGGCTCCAAAGAGCGGCCAATTCCGACGCCGGGGTCAGCCGGGACGGAAACAACCGAGACCTCATAAGGTGCCCAGGATGTGGCGACAAAATCGCCACTTCCGCGCTCCTCCATTTTGTCGATGGAGTAGCCAAAAGAGACGTTTTTAAGAACGCCATCTTTTACGTCACGCAAGATTTCTTGCGCGAAGTCGTTGCGGCTAAACCGCACGCGCGCATAGCCACGGCGTTTTTTGCCGTCGATATACGCGCGCTCGACAACCCCAATCACGCGATCAGGGTTGTGGTTGAACAACAGCGGAGCGCCGTCATTCAGGCGACTGAGATCAGCCGCCTTGGTCTCATGGCTCAGGATTTCGTTTCCGAAATAGCGAGCCACGGGATACTCGCTGCTAAAAGGGAACTCGTAGGTGCGATCTTCGACCTCATCAAAAGCAGTCGATTCGCTGCGTTTGTACTTTCCTTCCATCCAGCGCAGTTCGCTGATTTTCTGCAACGTTGAGAACCGATGGGCCACCCGCACCGGAGTGTCTTCCCAACCTTCCTCGCCTTCACGGAAAACGGTAATCAGTGCAGCGGGATTGTCTTCGGTGCCATTAACAACCACGTCGGCGTTCGGCACATCAATCTGACCGTCGCGCTCAATGCGATCAATCTGGCCGCGCACGGTCCCACCGCTTGACTCCCATTGCACAAAATCACCGACCTTCAGGCCGTCTGGCTTTGCACGCTCAACAGACTCCTCTGCTGGAGCCTCCAGTTCGACCTGCTCTAAGTCCACAGAGCTTTCTTCTGATACTGCACTAATTCTATCGGCGTCAATCTTCGGCATCTTCGGTGACCTCCTCATCGACAACAGGCGCCGGTGTGTCACCAAATGGATCGACAACACCGGCCGGCTTGGCTTGGCTGGCCCCGCCCTCGGTCACCTCGCTTGGGTCAGTGTCCGTGATGATGTTGTACTCATCCAGCATCGCCAGTTCGGCCTGACGCATCACCAAGGTGTCGTCGAGGTCGCCGCCCTGCTCTGCGATCACCTGGCCCAAGGTCTTAAAGCCGCAGCGAAC